GAACGGCGAGTCATTCCAAATTCTAAGTTGGAAATTATCTGATTTTTGGTGTATTGGTATTGTAACTATAGATTCAGATGCTACACTAGTATCATTACTTAAATAGGTATTATAATCCACAGTTGGATTTATATTATACCATTCATCTAAATAGACAAGTATATCATCAGCACTGTAGACTAATATACTATCTCCGTTTCCTGGAGCAACGTTAAAGTTAATAAAGTTTTTAACAATATTGAAAGCAGTTGTTGCAACGCCTCCAATTGTAACTCTTACTTTACTTACATCTCTAGGTGTATAAGTTAAATTAAAAGTTTTGTTATTAGAACTAGCTTCAGCATCAGTAACACCAGTTAAAGTTTTTAATTCACTTGAAGCAGCAGTCAAAGTAATCTGATCATCACCTGCTGTGAAAGCAGTAGATTCTACATTATTTATTTTAACTTTAATTTGATCCTTATCTACATAAGGTATCTCACCTTTAAACCATTTAAGTACAGTTGTTGTACCATCTGAGGTATATGATTTACTAGCAGGTAGTCTTCCAGTTGATTTAAGTTTAAAGGACATAACTCCAGAAAGACCTAAAGCAAATTTCATTCTTGCTATTGTAACAGGAGCAGTATAATCAGTATCCTTATTTCTATCATAAAAATATGTTTTAGGTAGTGTAACATCTAAATCATACTTCCATCCAACATAAATATTAGCTTTATCATCTGTTAAATCTCTACCAACAACTTTAAAATAAGTTAGAGTTGAAGAAGTAACTGTATAATGCCATTTAGCACCACCATCAGTTATACCATTAGTAGTAGCAATAATACCTGTAGGTCCACCTGATCCTGCAGAAGTACCCGCAGTATCACATACATAGACCTTACCTCCGTTAATGACTATATCACCTATAGCATAAGCTGTACTTGCTTGCCATGCGGTAGTTTCTGTTGCTACAGTACTTGGTGTATATGTAACTCCAGATTCAGTATATTGACCAGTAGTTGTAATGCCTTTGACAAGTATAACAGGAGTTAATGTAGAAACATTATCCCAAGGTACATAACACTTAGAGAATTTGTTTGTAGAATCATATTTTACAGTAAGTGCTGTTGAATATAAATCCATACAAGGATTAACTTTATCACCTGTAGAAGTTACAAGTATGGCATCATCAGGACTTTGACTAAGATTGCCTTTAGATAAAGTAATTTGTGATGATTGTTTTGTAACCATAAACATTTCATCTGAATCCATTACTATGAATTGTACATCACCTGGTAGTTGCCATCTAAACCATGCTTGAACAAGAAGTTTCTCACCATCTGAATACGTACGGTAGAAATAAGCTGTGTCTGAAGATTGACTAGATAATGCAATAACTTGATTCTGAGGGCTACCAGTAAGTGTATCAATTGTTTCAGGTATCCATTCATTAACAACTCTTCCAACATCTTGTATTATAGGATTCTCTTCTTGACCATAAGTTTTCATACCAAACACTCTTGAGTAGTTTGGAGTTTTACTTATAAAATTAACATTAGTACCCATATCAACGGGTGCTATATCTGTTGCCATTTCATAATTAGAAATAGCATTAATTGTTGTAGTGGTTGGAGTTAGAAGTCCCTCAGCAGCAGACATCAAAAATTGTTGATTCTTACTGAAAAGTACTAATCCTTGTGGAGTAGGTAATACACCATGCAATACAGCAGGTCTTATAGTTGCACAACTAAGATCAACAGGATCAGCAGCAGTTTGTGTTTGTGCTGATTTATGGTAGAAGTTATAAAACTCACCTGAACGACTCATGGAGACATTATCATCTGATAAGAATCCCAATCTATTCTTATGGAAGAAAGCTTGTTTAATTTTTTTCCCTACAAAACTAGGGTGTTCATTAGTGGTATCATCTCCTACTAAACGTTCTGTCCATGTAATTTGTCTGAAAACAAATTTGTTCTTCTCAGTATTAACTAATTCATGAGGCATTGTAGCTGGATCCAATCCAACGGACAAACTAGGATCTTTAGTTTCCATCCAATGTCCTGTACCAGAAACTGCATTATCAGCAACAAATTTAGCAAAGTATGAATCATTCGAAGATGCCGTATTGACAATTTTGACTACATGATCATGCTCTGATTCAGCTGGTAATTGAGTTACATTAGCAACTTGATCTTGAAAAGAAGTTAGTAAAAGAGTAGATAAACCACCCCTTGCATTTATATCAAAACTTTTTGTACTCTTTAATTGTATAGTGGTTTGATACTCTGTACGTGCAGAGAATCCAGGTAACAAACTTTCAGCTGCAGAAGTATGAGCTGTTGTTTGTGGAGGACCATGACCTAAGCGATCTATCCTATGTCCTATAGCATTTATAATATCAGTATAAGAAGCTGTACTACTTGAAGTATATTCAAGTATATTATAAGGTAAGTCATTAATTGTTATCTGTACATTAAATACAGAACTAGTTAAAACTCCATTAAATATTAGTGTAGCTTGAGATTTAGCTACAAATGTAGGATCAGCTTGTGTAGCAATAGTCCATGAATCATTTGTTATAATAGATGTATCTTGTACAGTTAAGGTATTTAGATTAGCTCTTAACCCTTGTAAATAGGTTCTAGCTGGCCTTGGTATATAATCCCATCTAGCAGCACCATTCGCACCGTCTTGATAATCCCATCTAGAATAGTTATGTTTGTAATCCCATGTAACATCATTATCCGATATAGAGCTTCCAGTGCCTGTAGGTCCATCGCCTGAGCCTGCAGAACTACCTGTTGAAGCTGTACATAAATAAACCCTACCACTATCATTACGAACGTAATCACCTGTTTCATAAGGAGTTGATAGTTTCCATGCACCAAGGTTAGGCGGATCAATTGTATCTTCCTCAGTACCTGTTGGTCCAGTACCTACAGTACCTGGGTAACCAGTTTGACCTCTTCTATCGGAGTAACCAGCTGAATCACATTTATATACATTACCATTAGATACTTTTTTATCATTAACTGAATAGTTGGTATTCGCGGCCCATAAGGCTAAATATTCTATATCTGAATTTGTACCTGTAGGCCCGCCACTACTATTGGACATACCTTTTCTTGTACATTTATATAATTTACCACCATCATTTGTGACGTAATCTCCTACTTCATATAATGTACTAGCTTGCCAAGGAACGTCATCCTTAGCATCAAAATAGACAGTACATTCTGCACCATCAGCAGCATTCCATATTTTTATATCACCTAAGGTTAGAGTACCAGTAACATTGGCACCTGTGCCAGCAGTAGCTAAAGCTATAGTAATAGTATCACCATTTAGATATCCTTTACCTGGTGTATTGAGAGTTATAGCAGTTACAACACCTCCACTAGCAGTGAGATCTACTGTCATTCCTGAACCAGTAGAACTAGTAGCAGCAAGATTAGTTTTAGTTGTAGCACCACTAGTACCATTACCTGTTACAGCTATAGAACTAGGTTTTATACATCCTATATATTTTTCATCAGAATCTCTATGTATGTAGAACCATCTTGCACTATCATATGTAGTACCAGTTCCCATAGTATGGATCCATTTCAAGCCTGGTCTTTTAGTTAAACCAAAGGTGGGGTCTGGATAAGCATTAAGACACTCTCGGACTTGACCTGGACGTTTTTTATCATCTGATTGTCTTGATACTCCACCAAGGTAATTGTCAATTCGTTGAGTTACAGCAGGCATTATCTTCTAAGGGCTAAGTATGGTTGATAACTTGAATAGTTATTTGGGTCGTTTTGTGGTGTACCAAAGAATGTATGATCACCTTGGTTACACTCATATTCTAAAAGAACTGATCTTAAGAATGCTTCTTCTTGTTGTAACATTTGATATTGATTAGTGTCTCCTACAATTCTACTAGAAACTATAACAGAAGCTCTAGTAGTAATATAATTCTGAAAAGGAATTGGAAGATCTACCCAATCAAATAACCAAACAACATCACAACTTACAGCACCATCAGTCCATTTATAAGTGTGGTTATGCTTATCATATAGTTTTCCACTTCTACGAATAGCATCTTTATTTTTACCATATGAATTATTAGTTAAATCTAGTTGTAATACATTGTTTGGTATTACTATTTCATCATTAGAATCAGGTGTGAAGTCATAATGATCTTCTCTATTGAAAGACCAGCCTTCTGATTGAATCTCTTTGGACACCTGTAACAAAGTATCGTATGCAATCGCAACGTCTGGGTTGGTTTGATCGAGGGTGGTTACAGGTGCTTGCCCCACTGACGCCAGTATCTGGTTTACAGCTGGTAACTCCTGTGTAGCGTTAGTGGTTGGAATAGCCATAGGTATAAATTTTTGTGAATAAAAAAAAGGGAGTTCGTGAGAACCCCCCCTGTATATGTTGATTAAATATATAAAAATTAGAATGCAGCGTTGTTGCCAGATAAGGCAGCCTTACCACACACTAGTTCCACTGCAGCAGCAGGGTTAAGAGGTGCGGCTCCCATAGCCAACCTACCTAGAATCACGTCTCCCTGATAAATCACGGATACATCACCCGAAGTAACTTGAACTTGAGGTCCGATTGCTTCTACACAACCAACGGCTTCTTTCTGGAAGATCAAACCACAAGAGTGGTCGAACTTAGACTCTTCACCGTAGTCGTTAACTGTCTTCTGACCTGAAGGAGTAGCATTGTTCTCCTGATCACCCATTGAATCACCAACGAATGAACCAGTGTTTCCGGGATCAGTTGTACCTGGTGCAGTTGCAGATGCAACACCATACTTAGTACCAAACTTACCGAAGAAAGGTATGTTCATTGACTTGTAGATCTTGATGCCTGCAATTTCAATGATACCGTTTCCTGACTGAAGGGCTGAACCCTGCTCGTCACGGTTAATTAGGTATGCTCCAGAACCAGAACCACCAACAGCTTGGATAAGTTCATAGTATTGTCTTGGAGATAGTATAGCAACTCTACCTTCACCACTTACACCCTTTTCATCTAGGGCTGCAGCAGCATCGTAGAATGCACTTGTGAGCTTAGTAGCATCGAAAGCTTCAGCTCCTGAAGTTGTAGAAGTACCGACTTGAATCTGTGTTCCACCGGGTTCTACGAAGTTAGTAGCTGTGATAGGACCAGCAGAACGTGCAGATTTAGTAATAGCACGGAAGATCCTACGGTCATAGTTCTCGGCTAGTGCATAACCAATCTTACGAGAGATTTCACCACGTAAATCATAGTGAGAAAGTGTCTCATCTAGTTCATACACGAATGCTGAACTGATCAAGAGGTCATCACACTGAATGGTGACTTCTGCTACAGGAGGTGCACCATCGGTGTTACCCAAAATGGATTGACCTGGATTATGAAACTCACTTTTGGTCCGACCTGTGAAGATGAACTGGAGTGATTTTCCGTTCTTCAAGGTACGCTTTGTGATTAGATCCCTTGCAATTGTATTGCGTTGGAACCCTTTAAATAATTCTCCACTAAATAATTTCAAGTAGAGATCTCTTCTGGCAGCAGTTGTGGTTGCCGCCAGGTTATCAGCACCACCCCAGGTTAACTCACCTTGGGCAGTAGTATTTTGTTGTGCCATTTATATGGATAATGTATAATTAACTTTCTTTCGCGCAAAATTTTTTGATCATTTGTTGTGGTCTCTCCCACCGTCTAGACGGCTAAGGGTATCCTCGTAAGGGCCAAAGCCAATGCAGGAGAGGTCCTACTCTGAGGTGCCTCTCCTACTGTTTAGAGAGAAGACAGTACTTCTTCTAAACTTAAATCTTCATCATCTACACCAGGTGGTTGAACATCACTAGGTAATGTATCAGGAGGATCTTTAATATCAACTCTTGAATTAATTCCATAAGGTGTAGGATGTGCTACAGGCTTACCTGTCGTTTGTTGTGCCATAAATTAGAAGCTATATTTAGCGCCGAGCTTAGTACCCCATGACTTATCATCATCGTCATCTTCAGGTGTTAATACTGAAATCTCACCGTAAATATTGAGTTTTT